GAAAGCGAAAGTGTCTGATTTTAGATGAAATTGACAACCTCACGCATGATGTACAATCTTTGCTTAGAGGGTTTATTGAAAAATACTCAAGTAATTGTTCTTTCATTGCCACCTGTAATTTTCCGTCTAGACTAATGTCTCCACTTGTTTCAAGATTTGCTTCTGTCGAATTTGATATTAGTTCGGCGGATAAAAAAGAAGTAATACTTAAAACATATAAGAGGGTTTGCCAGATACTTGCATTAGAAGGAGTCGAATTTGACAAGACTACGGTATCGAAGTTGATTGTAAAATTCTTTCCTGATTTTAGACGACTTTTGAATGAGCTTCAAAAATATTCTTCAGGTGGAAAAATTGATTCTGGTATTTTTGATGCAATGACATTGGATACCGATGAATTGATAAAGATGTTGAAAGATAGGAGGTGGAACGATATGAGGAAATGGGTAGCTTCCCAAAATAATTTGGAGCTACATACGTTGACAAAAACGTTGTACACAAATGCTGCAGAATTTATGAAAAATGACAGCTTGCCACAATTGGTGTTGTCAATTTCAGAATTTCAGTATCGTAACAGTTTTGTGATGGACAAAGAAATTAATATGGTGGCATTCCTCACACAAATCATGTCAGAATGTGAATTCGTGTGAAAACAATTTTTAAAAAGGACTTTGTAAAATCATGAAAACCCTTCTGCAAGTCACTTTCAACACCCTCAAAAGATACCATGCTTGTCAAGACAGGTATTCGTATCTTTCCAAATCATTAGGTGGCGATGAAATTTATGGTTTGGATACCCCGATCAATGTCTTGACAATACTTGAACATAATGGACTGGGGGATGCCATTTGTGCACTGAGAGCCACTTTGCAATCCTCTGACAAAGTATGCAGGCTTTTTTCAGCAGATTGTGCTGAGTCTGTTTTGCATATCTTTGAAGATGAACAACTAGATGATATGCGCCCTCGAAATGCCATTCAAGCTGCACGAGACTTTGCAAATGGTTTGATTAGTTGGAGTGAATTGAAAGATGCTGCGTGGGATGCTTGGGATGCAAGTAATTTAATGACTACAGGTGCTGATTTGGCTGCTTGGGCTGCTTGGGCTGCAAGTGATTCAGTGGCTGCGGATGCTGCAAGCGCCTCATGGGAAGCAAGTGATGAAAGTGATGCAGAAGAATCTAAACAGGTACAGTTCCTGAAAAATTATTTGATTGCGGATTCCGCAGAATATGAGGTTTAAAATGACAATGAATAATATAAATTTTCCAGATTTTGTCGATCAATACCACCTTACAATTGACAACCTTATAAGGTTGAATATAACATTTAGACAACAATCTGAAAAATTCAGGAATGAGTTGAGTCCTACCAATTTTTCAAAATTGTACTGTACTGTTCAGGCTAATATTGGAAGATCAACGGGTTCGACGTCATATTTTTTAAGGAATATGACAGAGGGTGCTTTACTGATATCATATGATTCAGTGGACTGTGAAACCTTCTCAAAAAATGCAAATGGTGGTATAGTTGTTAATGGAAACAGCAATACACTTATTTCCTCTTTGAAGGCAATAGAAAAACCGACATTGATTTTCATTGACAGGCCGTCTAAAATTTCTGAAAAAAATATGAGTATCATTTACAATGTTCTTTCTTCTAAAGAAATTTTACAGGTATTTATTTTGCTAGGGGGGTGACCTACTATGGAGCTTGGCGATTTTATGAAGTCTATCAATATTGATAAAAAAAATATTTTACGAGGGAATGCGGATAATACTAAAGAATACCCGGCGTTTGTTGTGAATAGGTGCATGTCTTATCATCAACCACTTGTTAATATAACAAATACACTTAACAGTTGTAACGTGCTAGACAATCTGCAACATTATGAATTTCTGCTACATGTTATACCTAAAGGGAAACGATTTGCAAAATGGACAAAACCGAAGAATGAAGAATTTTCACCGTTTATTGCAAAACACTATAATGTGTCACAGACAAGGGCTTTGGAAATTCTATCATTACTTTCAGAAGAACATATTAAAAAAATAATGACAGAATTTGATAAAGGCGGAATTGTTAAAAAATCAGGTGGACAGTGATGTCATCATTTTATACAAATTTCTTCATGCGTGGAAACTATGTTTATATAAGTCGCGTTGATAATGGTGTAAAGTCAAGACAAAAGGTGGAAGTACGCCCCACCTTATATGCAAAAGATACAAAAAAAATATCAAACGAATCAACTGACAACATTGTGCATGTTGATATGTACGGTAACAGTTTGACACCATTCAATTTTGAAACTCCATATAAGGCCAGGCAATTTATTAATTCGTATGAAGGGGTAGAAGGGTTCGATATTTTAGGTTTTGACAGGTTTGAATATGTCAAAATCGACGAGTTGTTCCCTTCAAAACCTGAACAGGTCGGTGTAATCGATTATAATATCAGTATATTGAATGTCGCATTTATCGATATTGAAACCAAAATAGGCGATTCATTTGCAAAGCCTTCGGACCCTCATCAAGAGATAAATGCGATAACTTTACTAGTCAACAGTGTATCTAAAAATAATGGAAAAATGAAAACGTGGAGCCTGTATGACATTGATAATGTCGATTCTGATTCCGTTCATATTTTCTGTAAGTCTGAAGAAGAATTGTTGCTCAATTTTATTTCAGAATGGAGGGATTCACAAATAGATATAGTTTCTGGTTGGAATACTAGCGGATTCGATTTGCCATATATCGCTAAAAGGGTTGAAAGGGTACTAGGTGACGAATATGTCAAGTCATTGTCCCCTTGGGGGTTGTATAGTTATTATGAGGATACTGACAAATATGGTGGTGAGCAGTTAAAGGTCAAATTACACGGAATTTCTGACCTTGATATGATCGAACTATATAGAAAGTTTGTATTGAAAAAACAAGAATCATACTCGCTCAATCATATATCAATAGTAGAATTAGGAGAGCATAAGATAGAATATGAAGGTACATTAAAAGACCTATACACACTCGACCCTGAAAGGTTCATCAGATATAACCAACAAGACGTTAGGCTAGTACAGAGAATTAATGACAAGGTAAAGGGGATTGAAACGGCAATTCTCATAGCCTATATCTCGAAAACTAATTTTGAGGATAGTTTCTCGACGATGAGACCATGGGATTGTATCATAGGTAATTATCTGAAAAATAAAAACATACATGTACCGATTACAAAAAAGGGCGATAAAACAGAGAAATTCAAAGGGGCAATTGTAAAAGAACCAGTTTCTGGGCGTTTTCCATGGGTAGTTTCATTTGATTTGGAGTCACTATATCCGTCAATCATACGACAATATAATATTTCACCAGAAACATTTATTGATAATCATATTCAGCTTTGCTCTAATGACATCAAGTTAGAAAATGAAAAATATATTCAAGCATTTGAAATGTCCAAGGATATGGACGCGACATTGACTTCGAATGGTTCAATGTATTCACGAGAAAAAAAAGGTGTTATCCCATTACTAATAGGAAATATGTTCGATAAGAGAAAGTCAGAAAAGAAAAAAATGATAGAATGGGGGAAATGTGGTGAAATGTTTAGGGGGGAATTTTCAAGGAGGAAAAAACTTGTTGATATCTCCATTCAAACACCTTAAAATTCACTCATACCAACCAAACAACAGAGACTCTGTAAAACCATGAAAACTCTCCTGCAAGTCACTTTAAACACCCTCAAAAAACATAATACTTGTCAATATGTTTATGGCAGATTCTCCAAAGCATTATGTGGCGATAAAATTTATGGTTTGGATACCCCGATCAATGTCTTGATAATCCTCAAACGCAATGGACTTGATGATGCCATTTGGGCACTGAGAGCCACTTTGCAAAACTCTGACAAAGTATGCAGGCTTTTCGCAGCAGATTGTGCAGAATCTGTTTTGCATATCTTTGAAGAAAAATATCCAGATGATATGCGGCCACGAAATGCCATTCAAGCTGCACGAGACTTTGCAAATGGTTTGATTGGAATTGATGAATTGAAAGATGCTGCGTGGGATGCTTGGGATGCAAGTGCTGCAAGTGCTGCAAGTGCTGCAAGGGGTGCAAATGCTGCAAGTGCTGCAAGGGGTGCAAATGCTGCAAATGCTGCAAGTGCTGCAAGTGCTGCAAGTGCTGCATTTGCTGCAATGGCTGCAATGGCTGCAAATGCTGCGTGGGCAGCAAGGGATGCAAGTGCTGCAAATGCTGCGTGGGCAGCAAGGGATGCAAGGGATGCAGAAAACACAAAACAAGTACAGTCCCTGAAAAAATATCTCATGGAATGATTGATATCTCCATTCAAACACCTTAAAATTCACTCATACCAACCAAACAACAGAGACTCTGTAAAACCATGGAAACTCTCCTGCAAGTCACTTTCAATTCGCTCAAAAAACATAATGATTGTCAATATGTTTATGGCAGACTCTCCAAAGCATTAGGTGGCGATGAAATTTATGGTTTGGATACCCCGATCAATGTCTTGACAATCCTCA